GGTTTTGCTAAGGCTACTGTTGAAAATTTAAAAGATAGGGCTATAGAAAAAAAACTTTTAACAGAGAAGCAAGCTGATTCTATTAAAACAATACATAAATTTTGTTTAGATAGCATAGGTAAACACAACATATTAAACTCAAGTGCAAAGACAGAGTTTAAGAAAAAATTTTCATCAGATCCAGACAAATGGTTTATGTTAAATGATCCTAAGTATGACAAGAAGGATGACGAACCTGCGATATGGAGTGAACAAGAAGATAAAAAATTAGCTATTTATTACGATATAGTTAATAAAGCACATCACTTTTATGGTTCTGAGTATTGTTCATTTTATAGGTATGGTAAATTTAAGGATGAGCTAGATAAAGTTAAAACTTATTTTAAAGAAAGTAATATAGATTCATATAAAAACGTACACACAGCACAACTAATATATTTTTATAACCACCTAGCAAAATTTAAAAATGATAATGGTTTTGTTGATTTTGATGACATGTTGTTAAAAGCTTTAAAACCAACGATTGAGTTTCCAAGTTATAAAGTTGTTTTAGTTGATGAGGTTCAAGATCTTTCAAGACTAGAGTGGCAGGTTATATCTAAGATAAGAAGAAAGACAGAAGAAATATATTTAGTCGGTGATGACGATCAAGCAATATATGGTTGGAAAGGATCTGACGTTTCTATTTTTCAAAAATGGCGTTGTAAAAAACATAACATAACAAAACTAGAGAAAACATACAGGTTGCCTGGAAAGATATATGATCTTGCTTTAAAAATTAGAGATGAGATTGGTAATAGAATGGGTAATGAATTTAAATGTAAGAAGAGAGATAATAACGATGAAGGTTCTATTAATGACATTTCTGACGTAGACGAACTAGAGGATACTATTAAAGTAAATTCTGATGTTATTTTTTGTGCAAGAGCAAAAGTTTTATGTAGACCTTACGCTGACTTTTTAAAAAGAAAAGGTTTTATATTTTTAGAAAAACACAACGATAACAAAGGTAAAGGTTTTCAAAGTTCTTTTCCAGAAAAAATTCAAAAAATTATTAATGATTGGAAGATATTAAAAGAAGGGGGCTACATTGCTGGTATTAATTATTTTGAAATGGTTAGTTTTATTAAACCAGAGTTTATAAAAAATAAAAAGAAAACTGCTTTAAGTAACAAAGATACCACTATGCAAGAACTTCTTTCAGATGAATTATTTACTCATGAAGAATTAACTGACA